AACAAGCGTTGACAAAGGATCAACAAGATTCAACAAATTCAACAAATGTTCAACAAGATTCAACAAATTCAACTGTAATATGTAACAGTAACAGTAACAGTAACAGTAACAGTAATGAATTAATAGTAAAAGGACGAAAGGCTTTTCGTCCGCCTACCGTTGAAGAAGTTTTTGAATATTGTCAAGAAAGAAAAAACGCCGTTGATCCTGAAAAGTTCGTTGATTATTACACTTCGAACGGTTGGAAAGTAGGAAAAAACGCTTTGAAAGATTGGAAAGCGGCCGTTCGTACTTGGGAAAAAAGTAATTTTAACAATCAAAATCAAAGTAATGCAACAACAAGAACAGAAAAAAACCTTGACGCGCTTCGTAAATTCTAACGAAAGCGAAATGATCCAGGCGATCAAAAGCGAAATAAAGATTCGAAATCTGAACGACGTTGAACCGGTTAAACAATCGCTTCGATATGTTTTCAACCTGATCGGATTGAAGGCTGATCAAATTCCGCTTGACTTCGAAAGGGACATTCTTTTGAAGTTTATCTTCGATAATTACGGCGGACTTGATCCGAATGAAATCAGGATCGCTTTTGAATTAGCGATCAAAGGCGAATTTCAAGTTGAAACGAATCACTTCGGAAACTTTTCTTCAATGTATTTCGCGAAAGTCGTCAACGCTTATCAAGAATTTAGAACAAAAGCGGTCCTTCAGGTTCAACGCGAAGCGGAAAAAATGAAACTTGAAGAAGAAGCGCTTCGCGATCCGACAAAAGAAGAACTTGAAAACATTCAAAACGAATTTGAATTGACCGTTGTTCTTCCGATCTTTGAATCTTATAAACAAATTAAAGTTCTTTCGTTTGGATTGACACCGGTCAAAATCGTTTTCAAGACGGTTTTTTCGCGCGCTGAAGAACTTTCTTCCGTTGAACGTAAACTTATAAAGGTTGAAGCCGAAGAACGCGTCAAATCGCTTGAAAATAAGTTGTCAACAAAAAAGGCTTCTTCTTTTGAAGAACATAAACTTTTGAAGGACCTTTTGAATTCCTTGACAATTCCTGAAAGAAGATCTGATCAAATTCTTGAAGAATGTTATAAAATCGCAATTGAAAAAGCGTTCGATTCCTGGATTGAATCAGGTTTCGATTATCAGTCCGAAATCCTAAAATCAAAAAAATGAAACAACTTAACGCGTCAAAAGCGCTTCAATTTCTTCTTTCGCTTGAACATCAGGCTTTTCTTCGATTCCTTCGCGCTGAAGGTACAAAAGAAGAAGATCTTCCTTCGCTTGAATCCTGGCTTGAATCAAAAGGAATTCTTGAAAATGCAACAAATCAAATCAATCAATCAAACTAAATTCAAATTTTATGAATAAATGTATTTTTCTCGGTAACGTTGGAAACGAACCGAACACAATAACAACCGAAGGCGGAACAATTGTCACAAAGTTTTCGCTTGCAGTCAATGAAAACTTTAAAAACGCGGCCGGCGAAAAGGAAGTTCGAACGACCTGGATTGATTTCGTCGCTTTTGGAAAGCGCGCTGAAGTTATCGAACGATTTGTTGAAAAAGGTTCAAAACTTCTGATTGAATCAAAAGCAAGCGTCAACAATTGGAAAAACGAAGCCGGCGAAAATAGACGATCAATTGAATTCGTCGTTGACAATTTTGAATTCGCCGGATCAGGAAAATCAAACAACGATCAAAAAGAAGAAAAAGTCCAGGAATCGACGCTTTCCGAAAAATTAAACGCTGAAGAAGACGACGATCTTCCTTTTTAATCAAATGAAATAAACAACAAGGCGTTGAAAAGTTTTTGACGTCTTGTTGTTAGTGTTAATTAATTTCAATAGTTTTGAAGAAACAAAAATCAAAGTAAATGAAAACAGAAATCAAAAAATTCAGGATTGACTTCAGAGGAAGGATTCCGAAAATTATTAAAGACGATTATCTTGAAAAGGAATTCGTTCTTTCAGAATCAAGGCTTCAATCGCTTGTCGTTGAAATGACTGAAAAGGATCTTGATTCACTTCTTGATAAAATGAATTCAATAAGTGACGACGAAATTAAGGTTGTCGGCGTTCAAGATCTGACGAAAACAATCGCTTCTTGTATTCTTGAATTTGAATCAAAAGACGACGCGCCTTCGCTTTTTCGCGTCCTTGATTATTACAAAAGATTTTCAAATCCTGATTCGGCGCTTTTTACAATCAGCGAAATCGTTTCTTTGATCCAGGAAGACGGCGATTATCTTGAAGACGTCACGCGCTTTTTGACAACGAATTCGAAAGAATTTAATTTTCAAATTGACGTCAAATTGTTAAATTCGAAAATTAATAACAAAATAAATTCGAAAAAATGAAAAACGAAAAAGATATAATAAACGCGGCAAACACAAGAAAGCCGAAATTGTCACTTCGCGGCCGCTTTGCTTTGATTCCTTCGTTGATCTTGACGATTCCTTTTCTTTTGCTGATCGGATCTTCAGGCGTCTTGATTTGGATTGTTGCGAAATTGTTTAAATTCTTCGGCCTTCTTGACGCGATTTCTTATCAACTTGAAATCATTCAGAACACAATCAATATTCAAAAGATAAAATCAAAAAGATAATGTTCGGATTCGCGAAATCAAATCAACAAACGCCGCTTCAATTTACAGAAGATCAGATCCGGCAAACTGAACAATTGATTCAAACGCTTCAAAAGACGCTTGATCAGCATAAAAAAAGACGCGACTTCCTATTGAATAAACAAAAAAATCAAAACAAGTGAACGCAATAATTCCAACAATTCCGACGCCGAATCGACGATTGAAGAAAATTTATATCGCTGAAGCGGCAAAAGCGGCCGAAAAACTTGAAGAAATCAATTCGACTTTTCTTCATTATATTTTTAACGCGCCGAAGGGCGTCACTTACGAAGAACTTTATCAAATGTTTCTTGAAGAATGGACTTTTCGCGTCAAATGGTTAAATGACAACGGAAAATTGAAAGTTTGCGCCGTTCGCGCGAATTGGTTTGAATTGGAATACAAGCCGCGTCACAAGCAAATCAGAAAATCAAAGTAAAAAACAACAAAAAAATCAAAGTAAAATGATAACTAACTTCGAAAAAATCACCGAAGAACTAACGATCGACGAACAAAAAATCGTCAATATTTTAGTCAAGCGATTTCGCGAAAAACAAGGACGTCAAAACGAAATAACAAATAAGAAAATCGTCGCGGCGCTTTGGAATCACTATCAAATTAAGACAACCGAACCGCGAATTCGAAAAATAATCAACTTCATTCGGATCAGATCGCTTCTTCCTGGACTGATCGCGACGTCTTCAGGATATTATCTGACGGCGAATCCGAAAGAACTTGAAACCTATATTCAAAGCCTGAAGGATCGCGAAGAAGCGATTCGCGCCGTTCGAATTGCGGCGCAAAGTGACGTCGTTATTCTTGAAAATTCGTTGAAACATTCACAAAAACAAATGAATTTCAAATGAAAGAAGAAACGAACACAACGTCAAAACTGATCCTTTTGTTGATTTGCGGCTTTTGGGCGGCTTTTGTTGTCTTCCTTGTGGAAAGATCAGGAAAAGAAACAAAAGTCCTTCAGATCGAAGAAGATCAAGCAAAAATCGAAATGAAAGAAGAACAAGAAGTCAAGGATTTCGCGAATGAAGATCTTTCACCGGCAAAAAGGGCTTATTTCGAAGCGATTTATCAACAATCAAACTTCAAAGAATGATCGAAATTGTCGCTTTTTCCTGGATATTTGGCGGAATTGTCGCCGTTTATATTGTTTTTGTCAAACTCAAAACAAGAAGAAATGAAAAAAATCAATGAATTGATCTTGTTTTTTTGGCTTTCCGTTGTCGTTTCAATTGTTGTTTTCCTGATATACTTCGCGGAAACCGAAAGAAGATCGCAACAAGAAGAACTGAAGGATCTGAAAGAAGACTTTGAATTGATCAATTTCGGATCAGGTCAAGAATATTGAATAAAAACGAAAGAAAATGAATAAAAGAAAACTGAATCAATTCAAAAAGAATCCTTTGAATCGGACGTACAACGAAAGCGCGCTTCGAATGAAGATCCGATCGCGTCACAAATACAAGAAATTCTTTGAAGGGACGTCTTTTCGAATGACTGACAACGAAGACGACGCCGATTGATTGAATCTTTTTTTATAACTTCGTTCAATGACAAAGAAAACCGGGCCTTCTTCGGCCGCCGATAACGCAAAGAAGAAAACAACGACAAAGAAGCCGACTGAAAAGAAGTCGGCCGCCGGAAGAACCGCCGGAAGAAGATCAGAAGCCGACAAGATCAAGACGGCGAAGGCGATTCTTGACGTATATTCGCAAGGAAAGCACACAATCGAAAGTTGTTGCGAAGTGAACGGAATAACTTCAAGAACCTTGTTGAATTGGTCCGATTCGATTTCTGAAATTTCGGCCCTTTTTAAAAAAGCGAAGGAAGATCAACACGAAGTCAGAAAAGGCGAACTTCGCGAACTTGCCGTTGACGGCCTTCGAAGACTTGTCACCGGTTACTTTGTCGAAGAAACCGAAATTCAAACAATCAAGAACAATCGCGGCGTCAAGGTCCGATCAATCGAAACGGTTCGAAAGAAGTATATTTCACCGCAAACGACGGCGATAATTTTCGCATTGAAGAACCTTGATCCTTTAACCTGGAATATTGAAAAGCAATCGAACGAAGAAGGCGAAGAACAAGTCTTCCTGATCGGTGAACAAATAATCAAATTTTAACGAAGACAAATGAAAGCAAAAGAAGCGCTGAAAGCGATAATTGAAGAAGTCGGATCCGGTTCAGGTTTCGAAGGTTATGAAGTCGGCGAAATTATCAAACGATTTTCAGATCAGGTCAAAGAAGAATCTTGTCAAGGTTGTTCTTTTTGGCGTCAAACAAGTCACAAATCTTCAACCGGATCTTGTCAATTCGTGAAATTAAAAAAGGATTCAGTCTTTTCAGGTTGCGGCCTGATAACAGAAAAGACTTTCGGTTGTTCAGAATTCAAGTCAAAATGAAATCAGGGCTTCATTCAATGAAAGGGCCTTTCGGTCCAAAGAAGAAGATTTCAGGACTTTTCAAGATCCTTTTGATTTCTTTTTCGGTCGTCTTTCTTTGGATTGTTGGACGACTTCTTGATTTGGCGCTTTCCTTGATTTTATATCTTTTAAGTTTCGCCTTTTGAAAGTAGTTTTTGAACCGCACCCAAAACAAAAACAATTCCTTGAAGCGTTGTTTTCGTTCAAGTACCGTCTTTTAATGTACGGCGGCGCGGCCGGTGGCGGAAAAACTTTCGTTTCGATCGCCGGATTGATAATTCTTGCGAAAGTCTTTCCAGGTTCGAAGTGGCATATTGTAAGAAAATCACTTCCGACGCTGAAAAGAACTTCGATTCCTTCTTTCTTGAAACTTTGTCCGAAACGATTTATTCGAAGCTACAATCAAACAGATCAGATCGTAACATTCACAAACGGAAGTCAGATCGTTTTTTTTCCTGAAAACTTCTTTCAAGATCCTAACTTGACAAGGTTCGACGGTTTGGAAACGAACGGTTTCTTGATTGAAGAAGGTCAAGAAATACAAAAAAAGACGCTTGAAAAATGCAAACTTCGCGCCGGTCGTCACATTATACCAGGACTAAAAGTTCAGCCGAAGCCGACGATTATCGTCACTTGCAATCCTTCGAACAATTGGACGAAGAAGGACGTTCACGATCCTTTCATTGAAGGGACGCTTTCGGACGAAATCTTTTATCTTCGCGCGACAATGGCTGACAATCCTTCGCTTCCTGAAGACTATTTGAAAGGCCTTGAAAACGTTGACGACATTACAAAGGCGATTTTCATTGAAGGATCTTGGGACGTTGTGGACGTTGAACGTCCTTTTGTTTATTCATTCAACCGAAAGAAAACCGTCTTCAAAGGGCTTGAAATTGATCCGACTGAACCGATCAATCTTTCTTTTGACTTCAACGTTGATCCGATTACTTGCGTCGCCGGCCAAAGTTACGAAGACAAAATCAGGATCTTCAAAGAATTCAGGCTTCGAAATTCTAATATTTACGAACTTTGCGAAGCGATCAAGGTTGAATTCGGCGATCAATATTTCGTTGTGACCGGTGACGCGGCCGGATCAGCGCGTTCGGCTATGGTTCAAGGATCTTTGAATTATTATCAAATCATTCAACAAGAACTTGATTTGACAACAAGTCAATTCAAGGTTCCGACTTTCAATCCTTCCGTCAAGAATTCGCGCGTCTTGACGAATTCAATTTGTCAGAATCACAAAGATTTCTTGATTGATTCGTCTTGTCAATACTTGATCGAAGATCTTGAAACGGTTGAAGCAACCGAAACCGGCGATATTAACAAGACAAAAGACGCGCGAAAAAGTCACCTTCTTGACTGTATTCGTTATTATCTTTGGACCTTTCACAACAATTTTATTTCAATTCGTTAATTTGTATATTTGAAGAAAATTTATAAAAAATGATCTTCTTCAAAAACAAAAAGAAAAACGAAATCAAAGGCGTTGAAAGTCAGTTTGAAACGCGAAAAATATTCGAAGACCGATTCGGAAATAATTGGTTTGAATACACGAATAAAATGAACATACCGGCAACGCGAACACTTGCGGCCGAAGTCGCGACAAGGTTCGCCGATATGAATTTGACAAAAGCCAAAATGAAAGATTTAATTTCAAAGATCAAAGGCTTCGCAAATTCCGGCGATATTGTTCAGGCTTTCGCAATCCTTCAAGAAATTGAATTCCGGCTTGATTTTATAGGCGAAGAAGAAACGCTTCTTGAATTCGCTTCAATTTACTTCCTGATTGACGGCGAACCTGAAATCTTGACCGAATCTTTCCAGGCCAAAAAGAAGGCCGCTTTGAAAGACGACGCCGAAGCGCGCGCTTTTTTTTTGTCAAGGGCCTTTCAGATCATAACGAATTATTCAACGTTATCAGAAACCGATTTCCTAAAGTATTTGAAAGCGAATCAGGTTCACGCCGACCGAATCCTTCGATTTTTACCGGTCAAAACGTCGGAAAATATATAGAAGATATAAATTATTTGAATTCAATGATTTGTCAAAGTCAGCCTTCCGAAATTGAAAAACTTGAATCGTTAACGACTGAAAGTTATTATTCAACGGTTAATACCTGGCTTCGAATAGTTGAAGAAAAAAACAAAGCAATCGAAGGAAGTTCAGGCGGTTCAGGATCAAAGTCAAAAAACAAACATTCTTCAATTAGTTAAAATGGCAGTTAAAAACGTAATTTTCAGACTTCAAGCCGAAACCGGCGCGCTTCGAAAAGAACTTGACGAAATCAAGAAATCAATGACGGGAATCGGATCTTCCGTCGATAACGTTGAAAAAGAATTTCAAGGATTGACCGGAACGATTAAAAAAGTTGGCCTTGCTTTGGGCGGCCTTGCAATCGGTCAACAACTTGTCGGATTCGGAAAAAGCGCGATTCAATCGGCCGCCGACTTTGAAAGCCTTCAGATTTCTTTCACTACCTTTTTAGGATCAGCCGACAAAGCGAATGAAGTTCTTGCTGAACTTCAGGAATTTTCAGCCTTGACGCCTTTCACCGGCGAACAAGTTCAAACGGCCGGAAAAGCGCTTCTTGCTTTTGGAGTTGAAGCCGACGATCTTCAAGAATCACTTCGAAAGGTCGGAGATATTTCAGCCGGAACCGGAAAAGACTTCAATGAATTAGCCGTAATTTTTGGAAAAGCGAAAGTTCAAGGAACGCTTTTCGCTGAAGATATTAACCAATTAACAGAAGCCGGCGTTCCGGTTATTCAGGAATTCGCCAAACAATTAGGCGTTTCGGAATCTGAAGTCAAAAAATTAGGATCTGAAGGAAAGATCAACTTCGGAAACCTGGAAAAAGCGTTCACAAGTTTAACCGGCGAAGGCGGAAAGTTCTTCAACCTTACGGAATCGCTTTCGCAATCAACAACGGGCCGCCTTTCAACGCTTGAAGACAATTGGGACCAACTGAAAAGAACGATCGGCGAAGGCCTTCTTCCGGTTGTTGAAGTATTCCTTGAAGCCGGAAACAGAACAATCGAATTCCTTCGAAACTTGCCGACCTTCATTGAAGAAAACAAAAATTCAATTATCGCTTTCGGCGCGGCGATCGGAATTCTTGTCGGTTATTTGACGCGACAAAATCAAATTCAAATTGTAAATTCAGCGATAAAATTAAAAGACAATATTGTCGAAAGGGTTTCAAGCGCAATTCAACGACAAAAAGCGGCCGCCGTTGCTTTGAATACAAAAGTCACACAAAGGGCAACAATTGCACAAAAGGCCGGAACGTTAGCAACGGCCGCCGGGACTTCAGCCTTTCGGCTTTTTAATACGGCGATCAAAGCGAATCCGATCGGACTTCTTGTTTCGGGACTTTCGCTTCTTGCCGGCGCTTTTTTTGACTTTGGCGACGGAATAGAAGAAACAAATGAAAGTTTAGAAGACGCCGAAGACGGCTTGTTCGGTTTTGAATCGGCTTCGCAATCAGTCAACAAGGTAACTGAAGAAACGAACAAGCGCGTCGCCGAAGAAGCCGCCGGATTCAAAGTTTTATTGAATGAATTGAAAAACACGAACGCCGGATCTGAAGAACGAAGTCAATTGATCAACAAGATAAATTCACAATACGGAACAACCTTGAAGAACCTGAAGGACGAAACGGCCTTTATTCAACAACTTGATCAAGCCTACAAAGATTATCTTTCTACACTTAAACAACGAATTTTTCAGGAAGTGAAATCTGAAGAAATTACACGCCTTGTAACAAAACAAATCGAACTTGAAGAAAAGATCGCAAAAGAAACAAGAAAACTTCAGAAAGAAGCGCTTCCAAAAGGAACAATTGTCGCCGGAAGGCCGATTGAAGTTGACGAAAAAGGAATTGAAACTTTAGGATCAATCCGGCGTCGTTTAACGCTTGAAGCAAAAGAACTTGACAAGGCCGAAGCGTCACTTTTCGACGTTGAAAACGCACTTGACGGCCTGGCAAATTCTTTTAATAAATTTCAAGACGCTGATCCTTTGGGAACCGGAAAAACCGGAGGAACGGCGCCGGCGCCAAAAGTAAAGGCGACGGCCGATAAAATCAAGTCAATTCTTGAAGATCTGAAAAAAGAACTTGATTCAGTTAATCAAGATATAACAAAACAAAACGCCGAATTGATTGACGCGGACAACTTCGAAGCACAAATTGAAAGAATCAAGAAGATCGCGGCGGCTGAAAATTCAGCGCTTGAAGCAAAAATCGCACAAAGAAAAAAGGAAGCAACCGACAAGAATGAAGACGACGAAGAAGCCGTTCTTTTTGACGCTATATTGAAACAACAACTTCTTCTTAACGAACAAAAACTTCAATCAGAAATTTCAAAGATCCAAAAACAAGCGGCCGAAGAACGACGAAAAACACAATTCGAACTTGATAAGACTGAACAAGATATTGAATTCTTTGAAACTGAACTTGACGACTTCAGGACCTTAAACGAAAACAAGGAAGCCTTGAATTCTGAATTGAATCAGGCGGCTTCAGAAGAAGAAAAGAAATTGATTCAAGAAAAGATTGACGGCGTTAACGAAATCCTGAAGAAAAGTCTTGAAAATCAACTTGAATTTCAGATCAAAAGAATTGAAGACGAACGCGACTTTCAATTGATAAGTTCAGGACTTTCAGGAAACGATTTGACTGAAAATCAACAACTTGAACGTCAATTGATTATTCGTCAAGCGGACCTTGAAATCTTGAAGCAAAGACAAGACTTCAACGATCAGATCGAAGATCTTGATTCTGAAGTAACTGACAAGACGAAGGAACAACAAAAGGAACGAACCGAAGCGATTAAAGAAGGAATTCGCGAAGTTCTTGAAGCAACGGCCGACCTTGTGAACAAATTACTTGAAGCACAAATCGCGATAACTGACAATCAAATTTCGCAACAACAAAAGCGCGTTGATCAAGCGAAAGAAATCGCCGAAAACGGAAACGCGGCTTTGTTGGCGGCTGAAGAAGACCGGTTGAACAAACTGAACAAACAACGCGAAAAATTCGTTCGCGCACAACAAGCGCTTGCGGCGATCGAACTTGTCGCGAATTCAATTGTTGCTATTTCGAAAGCGGCGGCACAAGGCGGCGCGGCGGCGCCTTTCACTATTGCGGCGACGCTTATCGCTTTGGCTTCCGGATTGATTGCGGCAAAAGCACAAGCACAAAGCGCGGCTTCCGGATTCGCTTCAGGTGGTTATACCGGCGACGGCGGAAAATATCAACCGGCCGGAACCGTTCACAAAGGCGAATTCGTCTTCAATAAGGAAACGACTTCAAGATTCAGGCCTTTGTTTGAAGATTTACACAAAGGAAGAAATCCTTTCTTGACTGAAGGATTGTCCGAACGCGTTATTGTTGTCAACAATTTCGGATTCGACGAAAAACTTGAACGAATTGAAAAGGCGATTCAAAATCAAGATCGCTTGAAGTTAGTAATTGACGAACGCGGCGTTTCCGGAATCGTTACGCGAATTCAAGCAAAAGACAAACGAATCAGAAACAAAGTCAGCTAAAAGATGAAAATTGAATTAAACGGAACGCCGATAAGTGGCCGAATTGACGGAACGGAACAATTCCAGGTCACGCAATCAAGAAAAAGTAACGAAGGAAAGATTTCAAAAGCCTTTTCAAGTGAATTAACCTTCTTCGACGACGGTTATCAACTTATCAAATCAATATTGATCGACGATCCGAACGGCTTTGTCAACTCTATAACGATTGAAGTTTTTGACGAATGTTGTCAAGAATCAGTTTTCAAAGGTATTATTCGCGGCGATTCAATTGACTATTGCGAACCTGGTTGTTCGGTTTCTTGTAACATTATCGAAGAAGACGAAGCCTTGAATTGCGTTAAAAGTACCTTGATTTGGGACAATTGGAACGGCTTTCGCGACCGGAATCAACCGGTTGTTCGTTATTGCATTGAATTACGGCCTTCTTTCGTTCAAATCATTCTTGTTTTTTTGGCTTTTATATTGAATTTGATCTTGTTTGCGGTCCTGATTCCTTTGATCGCGGTTATCTTTGTAATTTTCGGAATCATTTATTTGATTTGTCAAGTTATCGCGGTTATTGCTTCAATTATTCCGGGCGTTGATCCGCCTGATTGTAATTCCGGTTTTACAAATCCGATTAACGTAATTAATCAAATAATTGAAGCAATTGACAACCTGAACAATTCGCTTGTCGGTTGTGGACGATTTCACCCGTCGCCGTATGTTCGCGACTATTTAACGAACGTTTGTCAGAAATGCGGACTTCAGTTTCAGTCTTCAATTTTCAACGACGCTTCTTCGCCTTACTTCAATACCGTTCTTTTTGCGGCTGAAGTTCGAAAAGGTTTTTCGGCGACTTCAACAAACTTCGCTTTGATTGACGAAAACAAGCCTATTTTGACCGGTGAACGCCTTCTGAATGATTACTTGAATATTACTTTTAATGCTGAATGGAGAATAATAAACGGAATCTTGATATTCGAAAGAAAAGACTTCTTTCAAAACCTTGCAACCTGGATCAATACCGACGAACTTCTTCAACAAGGAAGACTTCTTGACGATCAAGTTTGTTTTTCCTGGATCGACAAGGAAAGACCGGCTTTCGCGCGCCTGGAATGGTCAAAAGACGCGCAAGAATATATCGGTTATGAAGCCGCCGATCGTTACAATGAAATAGTAGAATGGAATTCGCCGCCTTCGCCGCTTCAATCAGGCGAAAGAACGGTTTCCGTTCCTTTTGGTCCGGCCCGTTTTCGTGACGACGGAATTGAAGTTGATATTCTTTCTTTTCTTGGCGGTTTTCTTGGCGGTGCAATTGACGCGATTTTCTTCGGCGCCTTTACTGAATGGGAAAATGTTCTTCTAATGAATCAACACACGGCTTTCAATTACAAACTTTTGATTCTGAAGGATTCGTCACCGAATGACAACAACCTTGTAAAAAGCAACTATTCAAACACTTTCACCGGCGGACAATTATTCGGTTATCAAACAATGCCTGACGAAGCCGTTTTGAATCTTCCTATTGCTTCAAATCAAAGATTCAATTATCCTTTGTGGTTTTATGAAGGAAGGAACAACAATCTTCTTTCTTTGTTTCATTATATCGACAATCCGCGACTTCCAGGAACGCAACAATTCAATTTTGAATTCACTTTTGTTTTTGATTGCGAAGAATATTTGAATTTTAATTTCGATAAAACCGTTCGCCTTGTGAAAGGTGGCGTTTTTCTTGACGGCGTTGTTGAAGAAATTCAAGTCGATTTCACTTCGCGAACGATAACCGTTCAAGGAATTGTTTAAATTTGTTTAATATAAAACTTTAAAACGTGCCGAATTTATCAAATTGCTTACCTATTTCGCCGGCGGTCAATCAGATCTTTTCGGGTTGTTGTTGTGAAAAGACTTGCTTCATAGTCAAAAAGCCTTTTTCACCGACGCGGACAATTACTGACATTTTTCCGACCGGTCCGAACGCTTCAATGATTGAAATTGTTTCCGTCAACGGCGTTCCTTATACCGGCGGAAGTCCGAACGCGCCTTTTCCTTTTAATATTTCAGGCGCTTCAAGCGTTCCGGTCGTTATTCGTTTTTGTTCGAACGCCGTTATCAATGTTCTTCATCAAGTACCACTTCAAATAAACTATTCTTCGCAAGGCGGCGGTTCAAGCGTTATATTATTTGATTTCTTGACGCTTGATCCAACTTTGTATTTTTCACCTATTGCGGCAAGTTTTGCTTTCGGAATTAAGCCGGTCGGTTCAACGTCACCTTATCCAATAACTTTCAACAATCCGACAATTTGCGACGTTGAACTTGATCCGACTTTTCAACCTTTAATCGGTGGCGATTGTTCAGGATTGAACGTCAATCAACCTTCGCCTTTTACCGTTCCGGCCGGAACAATTTCAAACATAATAGTCGATTATTCGCCGACGATTGTCGCGTCGTTGAATTGCAATCTTCGAATTTCAGTTTGTGGAATCAATCGCTTTTTAACTCAATTTACCGGATCTTCAATCATTGATTCAAGTTGTCTTGTTTGTTCTGATATAAGGATTTCGACTGAAGGCGGCTTCATTGACGAAGATCAATTGACTTGTGACGGTTCTTCAACGCAAGCCTATTATAATTTTGGCGCTATTGGTGAAAGAAAGTTGATAAAATTGTCATTCTATTATTCGCCTGGACTTCAAAACGGCGTTGAAATTTTCTTCAATCCTGAATTGTGGGCGGACTTTTGCAATTTCGGCGCTTATTACGGAAGCGGACAAGTTGATTCGCCGCCGCCGGTTTCTTATTACTTGAATTATTCAACCGGAATCGGAACGGTTCAACTTCCTTTAATCGGCGCCGGATCAGCAACGAACACGCAAAGAAACTTTAAGGCGTATTTCGTTGAATCGTTAACAAATCCAGGATTTGAATTTGATTTGATCCTTGACTTCTATTTGACGCAAGATCTTAATTCCTGGCTGAATTCAACAAACTTAATCAACAAAGATCGCCTTTTAAAGAATTCAATCACTTCAGGACTGATCCTTGACAATTCGCTTCCTTCAGTTTATAACCAAAAGAAAACCGCTTGTTTCTTGATCTTCATTTCAGATCCGAACATTCTTGTCGCGAATCAATTCAATCAACTTGTTCCTTTTACTTGTGCAAAAGTTGACACCGTTTGGAATTCTTTCAAGTTCTACAACAAAGGACTTTTCAACGGTCCTTCAGAATTTACGAATCCGATCTTAAACCTGGAAAGAAGCACAAATCCGGTTCTTGACTTTTCGACGGTTATTGAAACCGACGTTGAATTCAGGATCACGGCGCCGCCGGGTGCAATTCTTCGCGATTGCGTTTTTTGGCTGATCGACGCTTCAAATACGAACAACGTTATCGACTTTTTTGACAATTACGATTCAAGCCGAAGTCCGATCGTAACAATTCCAGGCGCGGCGGTTATCGCGAACGATCTTCGATCGCCTTCAGTCGGACCGACGCTTTTATTCGGTTCAACTTATTCGGTGAAAGCAAAGGTCGCGACAACGGTCAACGCAACCGGATCTTATTATTTGATCGCTATTTGTTACGATAATGTAGCAAAACTTGTAAATTCATTTATTTTCGGACCTATTGAAGTCACGGAAACACCTTCGGCGGAAGACGGTTGTTGTCCGGTTGCGTTTAATTCTTTTTTTGACGATTACAACAAAACGCTTTCAACCTTTTGCGCGGCGGCGACGGTTAAGGATCGAATAAGACACCGAACAAAAACAACCGGCGGCGATCTTCAAAAGAAATGCTTTGACGAATGGGGCGTTGATCCTGATATTCAATCAGCTAACTTCTTGACTTATATCAAAGATATATCTTTGAACGTCTTCAAGGAAGTCGTTGATTTTCCTTCAGTCGGTCAAACAACCTTCTTCGTTTTTGGCGAATACAAGTCAATTCGAATTCCTGGCTTTCCAGGCAACTTCAACAACCTTTCGCCTGATTTCGTTGTTTCTGACAACTTTCCGGCGCTTGTTGGTCAAGTTGAAACTTCTTTTGAAACGCGCGTTCGTTACGAATCGAACTTGTCGCCTTTGAAGGTTTTGATTGCAAACAACGCGACGCCTTTCACGCGAACACTTGTCGCCGGTCCGCTTGCAGCCGCTTATATTTCAGCGAACAACGCTTCTTTCAATTGGGCCGGTGAAAATATATTTTTTGAATATCAAGTCAATTTTGATTTTTCTTCGATCTTCAATGTTCCTTTTGAAGTTTGTCAAGTAACGCGCGCACTTCTTCAGACTTTCGACTTTGAAGGATCGCCGACTTTTGACTTAATGCAATCTTTGAAGATATACAAGCCGGACGAAACCGATCCTTTGCTATTAGGTGACGAAGTGAACGGTCCTTTTTGTCCTGGATCAATTCCGTTCTTATACGTTGAAATTGAAAAACAAATCGGCGTCCTTGACGATCTTAACTTGATCGCGTTGATTGAACCGATTCCGGGCGGAATAAACCTTCTTGAAGAAGAAGAAAGTTATCTTTCAAGCGCTTCAGTTCCTTTGATTCAACTTTCGACGCCGAAATTGTTCGACGTTGATTCAACTTTCGGACTTGACAACAAGGCGCGCTTCAAGATTGACTTGTCAAATCTTGGTCCTGGATCCTGGTCAATTTGTGGAATTGGTAAACTAATAAGAAAATAAAATGAATTATCAAATCGGATCAAAAGTCTTTTGTGACTTTACGCCTGAATTTACTTGTCAATCATTCGATTCAAGAACGATTTGTCAAACATTGACGCTTTTAGATTGTTTTGGTCCTTGCGATCGCCTTGTTGTGAACAACGGCCTTCTTCTTTGCGATTGCGAAGATTCCTGGAATTGTCGCCTTTGTTCAAACGATCTTCCTTTTTGGAATACCGTCAACGCCGGCGATCAGATCTTTTTCCAATTTCAACAACCGGATCAGGCGAACGGAATTGATCCTGACGATCCTGGCGTTTTTGGTTGGGGCGATCAGGCAAGATATAAAGTCTTTCGTTGTTGTGACGACGTTGAAATCGTTTTGCCGCTTTCTGAAGTTCCGAATTATTACGTCGGACTTTACGAACAAAAGAACTATAAAGGCGAATCGTCCTTTTTTAATATTCAACAAATTCAATTCGACGTCAACGCGATAATTAACGCCGGTTTCAATGGTGACTTCGGTTCTGATAATTGCTTTTATTTCAAGTTTGAATTCGCGACAAACAAGACAAGGACTGAATTTGAAGAATTTTGTTCAGAACCTTTCAAGTTGAATTCTTGTCTTCAATCAACGATTTTAACTGAAGGAATTTATTCAAACAAGGATTGTTTCGGTTATTTTTACGGCGCGCCGGTTTGGTCGGTTGGCGATCCTTTCTTTTATTCAAATCAATATCGCGTCAAAGGCGTTCTTGAACTTCAAAACTTTGAAATTGAAAAAGAAGTTGTGACGCGTCAACTTTTAGCGACGAATTCGCAACAATGCGAAAACTATACGTTGAACACTTATAACATACCGAAAGAAGTCGCGAAGATCCTTTCAGGAATATTCGCCGCGCGCGAAGTTTATCTTGATTCAATCGTTTATCAGGTCGAAGGATCAGTTGATAAGAACAACGAAATCGGTTCGCAATGGTATCTTAGTACAAAGTTCAAGCGTTGTGAATGTTATCAAGACTTTAGTTGTTTATAAAAAAACGTTAAATTTGAATTATGAATGTAGAAGAATATTTTTTGAACTTCAGTCCTGAATTTAAGACTGAAAATCGCGTGAAATGGAATGAAGTTCGCGAAGATATGTTCGTTCACACGCGCGGAAAAGTTCCTGAAAAACTACTTGAAACAAGGCGGCCGAACGAAGACAAAGAAGTCTTTGATTATCGCGTTTCGATTTACGAACCGATTACAAAAGGCGCTATGAATAAGGCGATTGATCGTCTTTTCAGAATGTTTCAAGGCGCGAATTATTCAATCAAGGTTTCTGAAGGCCTTGACAACTACCTTTCAGAAGCGAAGTTCAACGGTGACTATTTTATTAACTTTATTCAAAAGAAGATCCTTCGAACAATGATCGAAGATCCGAACGGCGTTCTTGCCTGGATTCCTTCAGGCGAAGGCCTTGAAAATCCTTCTGTAAAAGTTGAAGTCCTTCCGGTTGTTGTCAGTTCTTCTTCAATTACATTCTTGAACAAGGATCGTTCTTTTATAACCTGGAAAGCGGAAAACGAATCTTCTGAAGTCGTTATCGGCCAAAATAAAACAACAAAACAAGGCGAAGTCTTTTATTCGCTTTCAAAAGAAGGATTTTATAAGACGATTCAGGTCGGAAAAAAGATCGAAAAAAGATTCGAAACGTTCTTGATTTATGAACACAATATCGGAATCGCGCCTTTCGTTATTTTAGGCGGAAACTTGACTTCTGAAGATTACTTCGAAAGTTTCTTTTCGCCTTTCATTCCTTTCGGAAACGAAACAATTCGTCAGTTTTCAGATTGGCAAGGCGTAATGACAACAAGCGCTTTTCCTTATCGCGAAGAAGTCGCGGAAACTTGTTCGGCGAAGGGTTGTCGGAAAGGCTTTGTTTTTGACAAGGTGAAAGAAACCGAAACGACTTGTAAGGCTTGCAAAGGAACGGGCCTTGTTATGAATCGCAGCCCTTACGGGGCCTTTATTCGTTCAAAAGGATCTTCGCTTTTTGACGGTGAAAAAGGATCTTCAGAACCGCTTGTTCGTTTTATTTCGCCGCCGGTTGAAATTATCAAACATAGCGGCGAAGCGTGGGAAAAACTTCTTTCAAAAGCCGAAGACGCCTTGAATCTTCTTTTTGTTGACGAAGCGCAAAGCGGAAAAGCGAAAGAAATTGATCGCGAAGACGCTGATTCAATGCTGACAAAGATTTCAAACAATGTTTTCGACGAAATTATTTTCAATTCACTTCGATTTATTGAAAAATATCGCGAAATTGAAGGTTCGATTGATCCGATTGTTGTCAAGCCGATTTCTTTCAGGATCAAAACTGAAGAATCTTTGATTGACGAATTGAATCAATTGTCGGACAAGAACGCGCCGATTGCTTTTCAGGTTGAAGCGACAAAGGATCTTGCAAGAAAAAGATTTTCAGGGAATACTTCAATTGCGCGAATCGTTGAAGTTTTGGTCGCTTTCGATCCGATATTCAACGTCAAGACTTCTGACAAACAAATTCTTCTTGCTTCAGGAACGATCAAGAAATCCGATATTATCAAAAGCCTTTATTCTTATAAAGTATTGACTGAACTTGTCGCGGAAAACGGGACCGAATTTCTTGAAAAGCCTTTGAAAGAAATATTCGCAACGCTTGACGCTGAACTTGTGAAATATTTCGACAACGCGCCTTCGATTTCAATTGAAGACGAACAAAAACTTGAATCACAAAGCAAGATTCGCGGTTCAGTCGGTGGCGTTCAAGGAATCATTGAAATCAATAAGGCCGTCGCTGAAGGTTCAATGTCGGAACAAGCCGGCGAAACTATCCTTGAATCAATTTATGGAATTGATCTTAATACGGCGCAAAAAATGGTTGAAAAAGGACAAGTTCAACCGGTAGTTGAATAGTATGTTAAGTGAACAAATTATTCGATTAGCGCAAAGCAAGGAAAGAAAACTTCTTGCAGCCGAAAAAGATCTTCTTGAAGGATTGACGGCGACTGAATTGAAGATATTTGACGCCGTAAAAAAGCAAATTTCAAAGATGAATCAGACCGGCGGAAAGATTGACTTTGATTCGAAGAACGTTGATCTTGTGAACGAACTTGATCAAATTGTCGTCAGATCAATTCAAAAATCAGATTATCCGGGAAGCGTCAACAAGTACCTTCAAGACTTTGATTCAATAACTGATTTCAACGAAAGGATTCACGAAGAAGCGAACGGAATTGATCCGAAAGAATTCGCGAAAGCCGTTGATCCTTTCAAAAAGCAATTCGTTGAAGATACGCTTCAAGGCTTGACCGGTTCAGGCGTTTCGACAAATTTTGTCGAACCTTTGCGACAAGAACTTTTTAAGAATATAGTCGCCGGAACAAGTTCTTTTGAAGTTGAACAAGCGCTTCGGACTTTCATTCAAGGAAACGGCGAAACGGCCGGAAACTTGAAACGCTACGTCACGCAAGTTTCGCGCGACGCTTTGAATCAATACGACGGAACAATAAATTCAAGGATCGCCGAAGAATTCGGCCTTGACGCCTTTCAATACGTCGGTTCTTTGATCGACGATTCGCGCAAACAGTGTATTCGTTGGACCGGAAAAGAAGTTCTTTTGAAGAAGGATCTTCCGGCTGAAATTGCGTGGGCCAACAACAACGGAACCGGAATGATTCCAGGAACGAACGCGGACAATTTCGCCGTATTTCGCGGCGGTTACAATTGTCGCCATTCAGCGATCCCGTTCAAGTTGACAAGACGCGAAGCGGCCCGTCTTGAAGAACAAGAAACCGTTCAAGAAATAGAAGTTCAAACGGTTCAGCAAGGCGTCAAAGAAGTCAAGCAAGAATTGAAAGAAAACAAACCGAAAGCACAAAAGAAAGGAAACAAAGTCAAGTTGAATGAAAATCAATTCCTTTCATTAAGGGACGAAAAATTCAACAAACAATTTGAAGAAGTCTTTTCAGATTCGGACGGCGCGAACGAAGTCGCGAACGAATTCGGAACAATTGTCACTTTAAGAAATACAACGGAAGGTTCTTCAAGGGGCTTAAGATCTTTTATCGCGGCTTCAAAGCGGCCGGAATTGACTTCTTCTGATATTGGCGAATTTTCGCAAGGCGTTGAAGGTTTTTGCGCAAAATCAAACAGATTTCTTTCTTGTTTACTTCGTGCAAAAGATAACATTGAATTCAAGAAGGTTGAAGGATTCGGTTCAAGTATTTTTGAATTTACTGATCAAGACGTTGACAATTATTTAAAAGATTTCGGCGAATCGGCGCGTCTTCAGCGAAAAGGCGACGCGGTTTATAAAGTTCGTGAAAGCGGAACGGGCGCGGTCGTTCTTTCTAAGCGCGGCGGAAAGTGGAAATTTTTCGCAATAACCGAAGCCGGATCAGCAACAAGAAGAATCGAAGACGGCGTAAATATATCGCCAACAATTACGCACGAATCAGGACATTTGATTCAAAACAAATACGACAAAGTTCAAAGTTCCTGGTCGTCAGTTCGTCCAATTCAGGCCGAATTAATGAAAAAGAAAGGGTTGAAGTTGAACGACGCGCCGACTTGGTACGGTTCAACAAATGATTCTGAATTTTTTACAGAAACTTATACTTCATACATTTACAACAATGAAGACTTGAAAAAAAATCGGCCTGATTTGTTTGAATTCATTGAAGAACTTCTTTTTGACGTTTACAAGATTGACAAGAAATCAATAATTTTAGCAAAATGATAGATTATATCGAACTAAGACAAGAATTGTCCGAACTTACTGAAGAAGCCTTGATTGATCAAAACATTGAAGCGATCAAGAAGATCAAACAAATCGTTGACAATCCAGGAATCGACGCGCCGAACAATTTCGGCGAATTCTTTTATTCAATGTTACCGGATCAAGTCTTGATTTCGATTCGATAATTCTTTTTTTTATATTTGTGAATAATTATCAACAATTAAAAACGAAAAAAAGATGCTAAAAGTCACGGTAAAAAATTTGAAAACCGGAAAGGTTTCAGAAATCACAGAAAGCGCCTGGAATCTGATCAAAGGTTCGCAACAAAGAAAGAATTTCGATTTGTTAAGTTCGCCGAAGAAGGTTCAAGGAAAGGCGGCTGAAGAAGTTGTTCAGAATGTTTCTGACGTCCCGGAAGTTGATTCAAACGACGACGGAAAAAGAAGCGCTGAAGAAATGATCAAGGCGATCAAACAAGCCGAAAGCCTTGAAGTTCTGAACGTATTAATCGACGGCGAATCAAGATCGACGGTCCTGAAGGCCGCGCAAAAAAGAAAATCTGAATTAAACGAACAATAAAATCAAAGTAATGACTGAAAATTTCGAAAAATTCCTGAAAAAAATCGGCGTCGGCGCTGAAGTAATAACAAAACTAACTGAAGGAAACGCCGAAGACGACAACTTCAATCTTGAAGACCTGGCGGCTGATTTTGTAAAAGGTCAAAAGACGGTTTTGTCAAACGATCCTGAATTGATCAAAAACATTCGTGACGAAATTCGCGGAACCGAACTTTCGAAGATCGAACACAAGATCAAGAAAACCTTCAATCTTTCGGCTGAAGAAATGAAAGATAAGAAGTTCGACGATATTATTGAATTCGCTTTTGATAAAACAAAGTCGGCTTCAAGCGGAACAAGTGACGAACTTCAATCGCAAATTGTGGACCTTAATAACAAGGTGAAACAATACGAAGAAGAAATTCTTCCGGCGGCAAAGAATGAAGCGCAAACGAAAATCAACAAGTTTCGTCAAGATTTGGCGCTTCGTGACGTTCTTTCAAAGCGTCAATTGATCGTCAATTCAGAAGTCGCGATTCCGGTTGTCGAATCCTATATTTCGCAAAATTTCAACGTTTCTTTGAACGACAAAGGAATTCTTGAAGTCAAGACAAAAGACAACTTGAATCCTTTGAATTCTGACGGAACGAAAGTCTTGTCGTTTGACGAAATTGTTGATTCGCATTTAAACGCGCTTCAATTGATTAAACAATCGAACGGAAACAACGGAAACGGAACGCCGCCGATCACTATTCAGAACGGAAACGGAAACGACAAGAAGCCGACTTTCGCGCTTCGTGGAATGGACGCGGCCGAAGCGAATGTTCAAAATCTTGCAAAAGTTAAAGAATTTGGAAAATAATTCTTTTCTTTGCTTTTTATAACCGGGCGCGGCGGCGCCTTAAAGTCGCGAAAAAAAATCGGGGTTCGGCGTCCCAAACGTCACAATCAAATATTTTATTCATTAGCTAAAAATTAGAAAAAATGGCTTTTACACAAGGATTGTGTCAAAAATTACAAACGACACTAAACAGAACCGCCGGCGAAAATGCACCGGCTTTGAAACGGGATCGCGTAGGCTATCTTGAAGCGTTAATTTCACCGGAAAACAAGGCCGGCGTTGAACTTATTCCGGTTGAAACAAACGGAAAGAAAAGACTTGTTCAAGTTGATTACTACCAAAGAGGAACGGAAGACGACGTTGATTTGACCGGCGATACTTCTTGTACTTCAGACGTTGAAAAAGAACCGCTTGAAACAATCGTTGACGTTGATCAAACAATTTCGACAAAAGGATTGATCTTCAACGAAAGCGAAATGCGCAAACTTTGCGAATCTGACGATATTTGGGTTTCAAATATCTTAATGGGACAAATGAACGCGATCAATGTAGCTTTGAACAAGCAACTTTTAGCGCTTCAAGCGACTAACTTCGGAAACTTCGCGGACGGAACGGCTCAAAAAACGGTTAAATTGTTTGAAGATACAACGAACGCTTCGCGCGGAATCGCTACGGCGATAATTCGTCACGAATACGAAAAGGCTTCAGCAAGTGGCGCGCCTATTATGATCGGCGGCGGAACATTGGATTTGTTCGCGAAAACGAATCAGATCGCTTGTTGTAACGATTTAGGCGCTGATTTATCGCGTTGGACTGATTACAGATATTACAACGATCGCTTCGTTGAAGGCGTTATCGGAACAGATGAATTCATCGTTTTAGCGCCGGGCGCGGTTCAATTGGTTACTTGGAATCAATACGTCGGATCTTACGCAAAGAAAAACGACGTTTTTGAACACGGAACGATTGTTGATCCTTTCACCGGTTTGACTTACGATTTAAAAGTTCACTATGACGACTGTCAAGATCAATGGACGATTAAATTCTTCCTTCATTGGACTTTGTTCTTCATTCCGGCGAACGCTTTCGCGGCGACTGACGATCTTGAAGGCGTGAATTACACTTTCAATTGGAAAGATTGTTCAACAATTGTAAGTTGTGGCGCTTAATTAATTTGAAACCGGTTTCGGCCGGTTTCTTTTTTTCACCTTTTAATATTTAGAAAAAATGAAAACAATTTTCAACCTTTTATTTCTTTTCGTCGTTGCGCTTGTTCTTTCAAGCGTTTCTTTCGGAATTGACGCGGCGCCGGCTTTCTTCGGAATCTTGTTGATCGCTTCTTATCTTCAACCTTCAGTTCAATCAGGCGTTCTTCAAATGGCGCTTTGTCCTTCGGTTTGCGCGCCTGAACTTCCCGTGAATTATTCCGGCGGTTGTGGAATCGTTGCGCGTCCTGGTGGAATTAAGAAATTCGCTTTCTTGAAATGCGACTTTCAGTTTACCGACATAACAGATACGCAAGAATGGATTGACGGAATCGCTAACGGCGATATTGTCGGAAGCGGCCTTGTTTTGGCTCAAAAGCCGAAAGGATCTTTCACAAAGAAAAGAATCGCTTCTTGTGAACCTGAAGCCGTTGTCGGCGGTGAAAAGACGGTGACTTTCCAGGATTTCAATTCTGACACGGTTACACCTGGCGGCGCCGGAACGCTTTTGTTCGACTTTTACAACGCTATTCAAGGACAAGTTCAAAACTATCGTTTTGCTTTCTATACTTGCGACGGTTTTGTTTACGGTCCGATTGACGATTTTCAAATCGAAGTTGACGACGTTATTGAAGACAATAACACCGGAAACGCGTTTATTGACGGGACGATAACCTGGAACAATATCTTAATGATTTCACCCGTTAAAGTTAACCTTGACGGAATCCTTTAAGATATAAACTTAAATTGAAAAGCCGCTTGTTTATTCAAGCGGCTTTTTTTTGTATTTTTGATTTTGTAAACTTTAAAATCAAACAAAATGGCAAGAACGATATTTATTCCGAATCCTAATTGGTCCGCAAACGTTAGAAATCAAACGGAACCGCAATTTATAAGACAATTAGTCGCCGACGTTGCAAAAATAGACAAGACCGACGAATCAAGCGAATCAAGCGCAAAGAAGTTAGTTTCAAACGGAACAACGAAGGAAAAATATAAGGAAGTCGAAAACTTCAGATATAATCTTCCGAAACTTAATTCGGCCGGAATTGGTTTGAATATCAACAAAAACAAAGCCAAATGATAGGAAAAGAACTTCTGAAAAGCGCGCCGGTTCAAATCGTTCGCGCGATTGATATTTTGAATCATTCAATCGGATCTTCGCTTGATATTCAAATTCTAATTTGTGGACCTGAAGAAAGACTTCTGAAGGCGTTACACAAGCAAGGCGGAAACTTTAAAGCGGTTCTTGAAGCAAGGCTTGAAGCCGGGTTGAAGAAGATTTCTTTGAAAGCGAACGTCAAGATCGTTCTTGATTCCTGGCTTCGTCCTTTAGAAGAAAAAAAAGGCGTGACTTTTGTCTTTTTGAACAATCAAAATCGAATGAAGGCGACAAAGACGATCGACAACGCGATTCAATATGTTCAAGATCTTTTTCCTGAAATCGCTTTTGACAAGAATTCCGATTCAGAAAAGAACGACTTTTTTCTTTGCTACTTAAAAGAAGAAGCCGAAGATCCTTCAGAAAAAATTCTTGAACTTCAAGAAGAAAAACCGGAAACAAAAAAGCGTTCGACTTCAAAAAGAAAGAAAAATGAAGCTATCTAAACACTTGACAAAGCAAGAATTTGAGTTTTCGCCGACGGCGATCAAGTTCGGAATTGAAAACGAAATGAATGAAGCGCAAACAAAAGCGGCCGTTCTTCTTGCTGAAAAAGTATTCGAACCGATTCGCGCCTTTCGTGGAAAGCCGATCAAGGTCAATTCAGGCTTCAGGTCGGCGGCTTTGAATAAAAGAATCGGCGGCGCTTCAAGTTCGCAGCATAGCAAAGGCGAAGCGCTTGATCTTCCTTTGACGAAAGAAGAATTTCTTTTCATTAAAGACAATCTTGAATTCGATCAATTGATTTACGAATTCGGAAACGACAACGCGCCGGCCTGGATTCACGTTTCTTTTTCAGCGAAGAAAAACAGAAAGCAAGTCTTGAAGGCCGTAAAAGTTGGCGGCGTCACAAAATATCTAAACTATTGAAAGAATGAATTGTCTTGAAAATATTGTCGGCCTGAAATGCCTTGAAGAATCTTCGGTTTCGGGCCTTTTTATTGAAGATCTTAACGGAATAAACCTGAAGACGGCCGCAAATATAGTCGATTCAAGGTTCGTTTCGGGCCTGGATCTTCTGAAAGCGAAAAAAGAATTCGCAACAAAAGCCGTTCAACAAGATCTTTCCGGCGCGATCCTTCCTTTCTTTCGCGTGAATTCTATAATTGACGAAATCGAAGTCGGAAACTTCAAGACGAACTTTCTTTCTTCCGTAGCTTTGACAAGAGGAATCAAGATCAAGGCGCGAAAAAGTCGTCTTTTAAGGCTTCGAATCAAGACAATTGAAATCCGGATTGAAGAAGTTAATTTTGATCATTCAGTCGAAATAATTGACGGAAACACTTCAACAAGTTTTCCTTTCACAACCGACGCGAACGGCTTCGCAAAGATTAACGTTGAATATTTATCAGAAACCGACGAAGTTTTTCTTGTAATGGATAACGCGACAATCAAGCCGCTTGACGCTTCTTTGAAAACCGGTTGTTCTTGTTATTCAAAATCAACGGAATTCCTAAACGCGTGGGGGTGGAATGGATCAACAACTTCAACTTCAACTTTCGGCCTGAAGGCTGAAGTCCTGGCTGAATGTAACAATGAAAAGTTGTATTGTCTTTTAGGCGGAAAAATGGGCTTCGCGATTCTATACAAAACCGGAATTGAAATTGTCAAGGAGTGGATCGCTTCAGATCGCTTGAATCCGGTTACAATTATCGACGACGGAACGGAAGAATTCCTTCTTGAAGAATTCAAATCTGAATATAAAAAAGCGTTGAAGATCCTTGTTGAACAAATTCCTTTGTTTCTTTCAAGAATTGACGAAGTTTGCGTTGTTTGCAATCAATCAGTTTATGTTCAAGGAACACCGTAAAAATTAGAAAAAATGGCTTGTAATTGTGGAAAATCAAAACCGCGACCGGCGGTTCGCGTTCAAAGTAATTTGAAACCGACGACAAAAAGCGGTTCAACTTATTCGGCGCCGAAAATAGTAAAAAAATGAATTATTTTGATTTTATAGGCGTCGGAGTTATTGGAATTCTTGGATTCTTTTTGAAGGATCTTCATTCGACGTTCAAGGAATTCAAAAAAAATTCTGAAATTCAATCAATCCTTTATTCAAAAGAAATAGGAAAACTTGAAGGACGGATTGAAATGGTCCAGGCACAAGCAACAAACGACGCGGCCCGGATTGAACAACTTTCAACCTTGAAACTTGATCAGATTTCAAAGGAATTAACGGAATTAACAAAATACGTTCACCAAAAACTTTAATAAAATGAATATAATCAAGCGAATTTTAGCAAAGACGCCAAAGGCTGACAAGACAAAAGGAAAGATCGCGACAACAATCGGCGTCGTTTGTGCTTCAGTCCTTGCGACGGGGTTGATATTGAATCCGGTCGGAATTATCGCCTTGACGGTCGGATCAGTTTTGTTCGGCGGAAAGGCCGCTTATCACGCGGTTCAGGTTGAAGACAAGAAGGAAGAAGAAAATCCTGAATAAGATCTGAAGTTGTGGCAAATGATTTGAACGATATAAGACGAAGAATCGCTTCAGTCGCGGACCGAATAAAACAACGCGAACCGGATCTTCTTTTGTTGGCCGGAAAAAGGCTTGAAGGCTTAATGAAAAAAAGGATCTTCAACAATGGAAAGGCGACTGACGAAAGTTTGATCGGAAAATATAAGTCGAAATCCTGGATCAAGAAAAGATCGCTTTCAGGGCGTCAAGTGAACAAGGTTGATCTTCAGGACGAAGGAAACTTGATCAGAAATTTCAGGACGGTTCGTGACGGTCAAGAAGTCGTTCTTGCTATCGTCACCGACGAAGACGCGGCGAAAGCCTTCGGAAACGAAAAAAGAAGGAAGAAAAAGATTTTTTTGCCTACATTTGAAGAAGAAAAACAAGTCGAAGAATATTTCGAAGACTTGCTTTCTGACGAAGTTGAACAAGCCTTTCTGAATTTATGACAAACGAATTAAACGAAATAGCGAACAAGATCAAGTCAAAGATTCCTTTCTTTGACAAATTCTTTCTTGAAGCGCGTCGCGACGAAGAAGGCCGCGTCACTTTGCCGATTGAATCGAACGGAAACGAATTGACTTATACCGGAATAACTGACAACGAAGGAAACTTCTTTTATATTCGCTTTCGCGAAGACTTCATTTTTTACGAAGAACTGAACGAAAAATCCAGGTTTTCGGCTTGTGAAACATTTGTCGAAAAAAGAATTCCGTTTCGACTTGTGACCGTTTCAACTTGTTCAGATTCGATCGAACTTGAAAAGACGATTTCTTCAATCTTATTCAGTCACCAGGTCGAAAGATCAACTTCAATCAAATCGGGCCGGGTTGTTCTTCGTCAATCGCTTGTTGATTCTTATTCAGTCCTTCGCGAAGAATCGAAGAATCCGAAAAAGTTTGACAAGTTTCTGAAATTTGTCGCGATCGACTTTGATCTTGTTGTTGAATGGAATCAAACTTGTTCTTTCGGTCAATCTTTAACCGCTAATTAATAGAAAAAATGAACGTCAACAATCCTTTCAACGAATACAACTTGAACACTAATTTCACAACCGATTCAGGCGTCAATCTGATTCTTCCTTCGTGGTGGGTTGATCAGTTCTTTTTTTATGCTGATCGTCAGAAATATGAAGTAATCGTTTCTTTTAAAGATCAAACAAACGAAGTTTCTTATCTTATTCCGGTTGAATTTAGTTCAAACGCGAACGAACTTCCGACGGTTGCTTTTATTGAAGATCAGATCCTTCAAATATCAACTTTCAATCAATCAACTTTAAAACCTTAAAAATGCTTTGTAATTGCTCAAAAGATTTAGGCTGCTTCCTTCCTGGTCAAGACATTAATTTCGGCGTGAACGCCTTTTGTACCGGTGAATATACTTTCGAAGTTTGGTCGCGCGGCCTTCCGGTTCTTGTTCTTGTTGAATTTGAAGTCGGCGATCCGATCGTTCTTCCGAATACTTTCACCGAACAAGGAGAAACGACAATCAAGATCAAAGTTCCTGGCGATTGTGGTCGTCCTGAAGGCTTTGAATACATAACAACAACCGACGGCGCTTGTCAATTCAAGTTCAAGTCCCTTGTTTCAACTTGTTCTTGATAATGAATAACAATTTCGAACGCCTTCTTCTGATCGGATCCGGCGCCGTTTTTGGATTCTTGCTTTCGCTTTTCTTTTCAGGATCAGCCGAATTCTTGAAGCCGTTCTTTGTCGCGTTATTGTTGGCGGTTGTTTCTTCGCTTGCTTCCTTTTTCCTGGAATTTTGCTTTCGCGAAGGAAACATTTTTGACTTTTGGATCAAGTTCCTGAATCGTTACTTTTACGAAAACGAAAAGAATCTTTTGCTGAAATTCTTATATAAACCTTTAGGCGGTTGCGCGCTATGCTTCAATATTTGGCTTTCAACAACGTTCTTTTTTGTTTACTTCTTCGCCTTTGGCGCGTCAATTTCGTTTCTTTGGTGGCTTCTTCCTTCGCTTTTCTTGTCACACTTATTTCTTTTTTATACCTTTAAGCACTTTGATTTCGAATCTTGACTTTTGTCAAAGATTTTTGTTGACTGAAGGCCCTACAAAATAGGGCCTTTTGTTGTTTTCAACGTTTGATTGTGCAAAACTGCAAAGATTTTTTTTTGACTTGTTGTTGCGAATTCAATTCTTTGTTGTATGTTTGTCAAGTCAATAAGACGAAAAAACGAAAATCAAGGTAAAATGAAAAATGTAATTTTAAAAAAAGAAGCGAATATTTTCGGAATAACTTATTCTTATTCAATCTATTTCAATGAAAAATATTCACAAATCAGAATTGAAGAATACAAAAACAACGATTATAACGGTGAAATCTTCGAAGGCTTAACGATTGAAAAATCAATTGATCGACTTTCTGTTTTAATGGAATCCGAATCGAAAGTTCTTTTTGAAAACGATTTTTGTTTAATATTTAGCGTTTCTTCTATTTGGATAAGGTTTGACAAAGTTTTGAAATCTTTTTCAGAGGTTGAATATTACAACGACTTATCAGGAGCCTTAATAAAAAAATAACTTAAATAAAAAAACAAAAAGGCCCGGAAAAGATCCGGGCCTTCAAAATCAAATCAAAGTAAAATGACAACAAAAATCAAAATCAATTCATTCGAAGGACAATCGTTCGAAAGCGAAGAAGCCTTTCTTTTTACTTTTAAAGGCCACAACGACGCCTTTTGTATAAACTTGAACGCTGAATGTATTCATTCGGTTAAAAGTTTGTCAGCGCACAAAAAAAAGGTTCAAGAATTAGTTTCAAAATTTAATTTAACAGAAGCGTAATGAAAGAAATAATTGACTTCAGAAATGCCGCAAAGATTATCAACGTTAGATCTTGGGGTTGTCACGGCGAACAATCAGATTCAACGAAGAAGATTGTCAATTTTTTAGATGAAACAATTTTCACCGAACTTGATCTTTTTCATTTGTATTCTGACAAGTTTATTGAATTCTATATTCAAAACCAGGATTTCGAAAGGTCGGTTGAATTTTGGTTCGCCGTTTATATCGCCGACGATTTGGCGAAATCAAAAGCAAAAATGAATTTTGACAATTGCTTTTTTTATATAAACGAAAAACAAGGATCTTCTTCTTCAGTTCGTCGCCGTTACGCCTGGAATTTATATCGTTCCTTGAATACTGAACAAAGAATGTTCTTGATCAAAATTCTTTTTATCAACGAAGAACTTTCTGATCCTCAAAAAACTTCAACGCTGAAATCTATTCCGATCGAAATAGTTCAAGCGATTCTTCAAAAGGAAGAAGTGAACGAATTCAACGGCGTTTATTCGATGCAAATGATCAAAGAAATCACTTTAATAATTCACACAACAAAGTAACAATCAAAATCAAAATAAAATGAAAAGTCTAATTCAATCAATCGAAGACGTTCGTCTTTCAAAAACAAACGTTTCTGAAGCGGTTAAAACTATAATCGCTGAAGCCGAAGCCGGTTTCGAAGATCCGATCAAATTACTTACAAAAGTCGCCTTTCTTGAAAAGATTGTGACTGAAGCAAAAAAAGAATTAATTCAATTGTCGCTTGAAGAAATGGCCGAAGAAAAAAGAACGATCGCCGGCGTTTCGTTATCAAAGAAGGAAGCCGGCGCGCGTTACGATTATTCTGATTCGCCGAATTGGATCAAACAAAACGAAGTCAAAAAGGCTGAAGAACAAAAGTTGAAGGATATTGAAGCGCGCTTGAAGACGGTCAAAGGATCCGAAACTATCGTTGACGAAGAATCCGGCGAAATCTTTCAAGTATTTCAGCCGTCAAAGAAATCAACAACAACAATCGAAATAACTTTTCCGAAAGATTAATTCGTATATTTGCAATAAATAATCAATTTAAAATCAAAGTAAAATGAAAAACGAAATCAAAAAAAGCGAAGAACAACTGAACGAATCAGTTCTTCTTGATTATCTTAAAACGTTGAACAATCACTTGACCGACGTTGAAACAAATCAATTTCTTCAAATATCAAAAGGATTCGGCCTGAATCCTTTCAAGCGTGAAATTTACGCTTCGAAATACGGCGGAAACTTTTCAATCGTTGTCGGTTACGAAACTTATATTAAGCGCGCTGAAAGATCAGGACTTCTTGACGGTTGGAAAGTTACAACTTCAGGTTCGTTCAATCAGGCCGCGCCGCGTTCTTCTGATCTGAAAGCAATTATAACGATCTTCAGAAGTGACTTCAAGCACCCGTTCGAACACGAAGTCGAATTCGCTGAATATTGTCAATTTACAAAAGAAGGTCACGTCACGAAGTTTTGGAAAGAAAAGCCGATCACAATGATAAAAAAAGTAGCTATTTCGCAAGGTTTCCGGCTTTGTTTTTCTGACGAATTAGGCGGCTTGCCTTATACGAAAGAAGAAATCGGACAAGAAGAAATTCAATTCACAACCGTTTCAAGCGAACCTTTGAAGAAAAGCGCCGAACCTTTAAGCGTTCAAGTATTAAAAGAAGAACCGAAAATCAACGAAGAAGCGGTTCTTCAGAACGCTTTGAAAATTATTTCTTTGAATGTTACAATCGACGCTTTGACGAAAACCTGGAATTCTTTCACGGCCTTAAAAACGAATCAAAAATTCATTGACGCCGTAAAGAAAAGACGCGTTGAAATTGAATCAAAGGTCCAGGAAGAACAACCTGAATCGACGATCGAAACCGTCCAGGAAGAAGAATCTTCTTCAGAAATGAAGGCGCCTAAAATTGAAAAGGAATTCGAAACAAAAGACTTTTCAAATTCTTGTCTTGTAAAAGACGCGATCGCAAAGATCAAGGAATTCGAAACGATTGAAGAAGTTGAAGAATTCGTCACGTTTGAAAGCCGCGAATCAGTTATTCAAGCCAAAGAAAAAAGAATTGAATTTTTAACCTTTAAAACGAACGAAAATGTTTGACCGAAAAGCCGCCTTGTTGAAAGAAGAAATAATTGAAAAATTCGGAAGCGTTCGCGCCTTCGCGATTCATAAAGATCAAACGCTTTGTAAGTGGACGATAATTCGCGCGCTTCGTTGCGAAGTGAAAAAGGATCTTAATTCAGTTTTGAACGAAATTTCAAAAAATATAAACAAATTGAATCCGGACAAGAAAAAGATTTCAGAAGGTCAACGCGAACTTATCAGGCGAACGATCTTGATTCACTTTCGAAGCGCTTCAAAGTTTTGTGAAACTTATCAACAATTTTCGAAGACTTTTGTTTCTGACATTCTTCGCGGAAAAAAAACTTTGTACGACGATCGAACGAAGAACCTTTTTGAAATAATTGTTGAATTCACTTCAAAGAATTAAAAGAATGGCTGAAGAAAAGAAAGGCGTTATTATTTACGCCGATTATATCAATACTTTCGAAGAACTTGACGACGACGAAGCCGGAAGATTGATCAAGCACTTCTTCCGATATGTTAACGACCTGAATCCTGAACCGCCTGACAAGTTGACGAAGATCGCTTTTGAACCGATCAAACAACAATTGAAACGCGATCTTGAAAAATGGTCAAACACAAGGGAAAAACGAAGCCGGGCCGGTCAAATTTCAGCGTCAAAACGTGCTGAACAAGCGTTGACAAAGGATCAACAAGATTCAACAAATTCAACAAATGTTCAACAAGATTCAACAAATTCAACTGTAATATGTAACAGTAACAGTAACAGTAACAGTAACAGTAACAGTAATGAATTAATAGTAAAAGGACGAAAGGCTTTTCGTCCGCCTACCGTTGAAGAAGTTTTTGAATATTGTCAAGAAAGAAAAAACGCCGT